GGCGACTATTACTTTGCCACGGCCTGCTCGATCAAGTCGGCGGCATGGATCGAAGGCCAGAGCCAGGCGTCGGTGGAAGGGCCGTCGACGCGGCTGATCTTCGCGACCGGCGGCATTATCATCGAGCGTTACAATACGCTGGCCGGTGCTTCGGATACGGTGCTCAATACGGGGGGCGACGGTTCGATCCTCCGCAACCTTCACTTCAAGAGCCTGCAGGCAAGGCCGAGCGCCGGCACCTATGCCGCGCAGGCCCGGGACGGCGTGCTGGTGCTTGGGCGGTGCCAGATCGAGGATTGCTATATCGAGGGCTTCACCCGCGACGGTGTGCACATCGAAAGCGGCGCCCTCGCAGGGGCGTCGAACGTGAACAACAACAACACCATCGTGCGCAACTGTTCGATCCAGTGGAACGGGCGGCACGGGCTCTACATCGATGGCGTCGACAGCAATGCCTGCGTGTTCGAGAACATAAAGGCGGACTTCAACAACAATTGGGGGATCTACGACAGCGGGTTCCTGAACAATCATCATTCCGGTCACCACGCGGCGGCGAATGGGCAAAAGCTGAGCAGCCTGGCGCAGTCGAAGGGCGACGGCCTGTCGTCGGTTTGCGTGTACCCGGCGACGTCCGGCACGATCTATTGCGTCAGTCCCGGTCAGGCGGCAGCCGCTTCGACGACACAGCCAGGGACGAACGGCGCGGTCTGGGTACCGTTGAGAGAAAGCGCGGGCACCGTCAGCTCCGACACCTACATGCCCGCATGGGTCAGCGGCATGACGTGGAAAGAGGGCGGGTCCTATTTCAACGACGGCATCAACACGACCGTCTGGGTGAATTGCTACACGGAGACCGGGCAGGGCCAGCCCTTCATGGGCAATCGCAACATGTGCCTGGGCGGAACGTGGGAGCAAAACCCCAACGCGCCGGGCGGATACGTCGACAATGACGAAAGCGGGAAGCTGCGCAGCGCACGCGGGTTCACGTCAGGCAGCGCGGTGCTCATTGCACCTCAGGCCGACCAGCCGGAGCTGCACCTGGTCGGGGCGCCGGGTTACTTCTTTCCGGCGGTCAAGTTCCGGCCGAACGGGAACGGGCCTGGGCCGATGCTGCTGGGGCATCCCGATGTATTGATGGGATATTCGACCGAGTTTCGCTTCCGCGACCAGAGCGACAGTGAGACCTATGCGGATCTGACGACCGGCGGGTTGAACCTGGGCCCGGGCAAGGACCTGAAGTTCAACGGGACCGCAGTTCCACTCCGCAATGCGGGGGCTTCGAAGCTGATCGGGCGCGGGTGGGGTGGGGCGGGCGTGGTGCAGGAGATCACGCTTGGAAGCGGTCTGACGATGAGCGGATCGACCTTGAGCGCGACAGGAGGTGGGTGGTCGGAGATCACTCTCAATGCGGATAGCGTTGCGGGCAATAGCCTCGCCTTCGGCGACATTAGCGATGGGACGAATGCTTTCGTCTACACGCCGCCCCCGAACTCCAATTTCGAGATCGAAGCGGCGCTTCTGATTGAGACCGCAACATCGACGAACCTGCCGCGTGTCGGGGTGCGCGTCGATGCTCAAGGAACGGGTGCGTATGGCGCGGTGCAGATTGACCAAACGGCGGCTACGCCTGGCGCACGAGTGACTGCGGACGGGACATTCACCGCAGCCGCAATCGACGTGCAGATGGCGGCGGGTGGACTTGGGGCGGCCAACACTCCGTACCTTAGTTACGTCACTATTCGCGGGCGAAGCGGGGCAGCGCCGGCCGCGATCAGGGTCCAGTTGGCTTGCGAAACCGCCGCGGCGAATACTTGCCGCGTCCGCCAGGGCAGCCAGATGCGCGTGAAGGCAAGCTGATGAGCATCGGCAGCTATTCCGCTGGCGAGGCGACGGTCGCGGCGCAGCTAAGCGTCAACCTGATCCCGACCAAGCCGCCGCCCAAGCGGCGCGTCTACGCCAAGCCTGACGAGACTGCTCAGCCCGAAGCGCGCTGAACCGCACGCACACCCTTAGATTGGGGGATAGATGACATTGTTGTTGAAGGACCCGGACGCGGCGTTGGACTACGCCGTGGACTGGGGCGCCGAATATGCGTCGAGCGACAGCCTGATTGAAAGCGAATGGGACGTGTCCCCCGTCGAAGAGGGCGGCGTTGCCGTTGTCGAAAGCGAAGTCGCAGGGCTCGAGGCGCGGGTGAAGGCGGCGGGTGGCGTGGCCGGGCGGCTTTATCGGCTGCGCAACCAGGTGTTGCTTGCGAGCGGACTGCGCGACAGCCGGTCGATCATGCTTCGCGTGGAGACACGCTGATGATCGGGATGGCGGAGCCGCTGGTGACGCTGAGCGAGGCGCAAGCCTTCGTTCGCGTCGAGACTGGCGAGGAAGAAGCGCTGCTCGCCGGGCTAATCCGGAGTGCGTGCGCGCTGTGTGAGACGTTCCTCAACCAGGTGGTGATAGCGCGCGAGTTTGCGGTGGATGTGCCGGCAAGCGCTGCGTGGCAGCGGCTGCCCGTCGTGCCGGTCCGGGCGATTACCGGGGTCGAGGCGGTCGACGAGGCGGGTGGCGTGAGCGCGCTACCAGCTGATGCATACGCGATCGACGTGGATGCGTCGGGATGCGGATGGGTACGGCTGACCATGAACAGTGACGCGAAGCGTATTCGCGTTCGGGGGAGCGCTGGAATGGCGAATGGGCCGAACGAGGTGCCTGAGCCGATCCGGCAGGGTGTGTTGCGACTGGTGGCACATATGTTTGCATCGCGTGATGGAGATGGTGGTGCCCCGCCGGCTGCAGTGACAGCCTTGTGGCGGCCCTACCGCCGAATGGTGCTTTCCTGATGGCCGCCTCCATTCAAAGCAACCGGAGGGACCGATGAGCGAGTTTGCCGGGACGCTGAAAGAGCGGATTGAGATCCAGCGACCCGTGGGCACGCGGTCGCCAATGGGCGTGCAGCTTGCAGAGTGGGAGACGGTTTGCAGGTGCCTGGCTTCCGTCGTGCTGGAAGGCACTGGCGCGGAGAGCGAGGCGCAAGCGCTGAGTGCGATGCCGCGGTATCGCGTGACTATCCGCCAACGGGACGGCGTCGCGATCGAGCAGCGCATAAAGTGGAACAAGCGTGTGTTGCTCATCCGGCAACTGCTCGGCGACCCGAGTGCAAAGGACCGGCTTGTCATGCGTTGCGAGGAGGTACGGGCGCCATGGGAGCTTTGATCGAGGGAGCATCAGCGCTTGCCGACCGCGCGGCGCGGGAGAGGGTGCGCGCGATTGCCACTCAATGGCGTGCGAAAGTGCCTGATGCCCAGGTTAGGGAGCGTGGGAACTCCGTGGTCGTTGAGGCGCGGGGTTTGCGCAAGCGCTGGCTGATTGAGCCGATGCTGCGCTTTGCCGGGAGCCTGGCGCGATGAGCGCGGGTGGTGCGCTGCAGGTCGCGCTGGCGGCTCGGCTGGACGGCATTCCGGAATTGACCGGCGTGTACGACGGCCCCCCGGCTCGGGCGCCTTACCCATATGCGGCGATCGATGCGGGGACGGAGACGGACTGGGAGCACAAGAGCGGAGAAGGGCGCGAGGTGCTGGTCGCGGTCACCTTATGGGATGACCAGCCGGCGCGGCTGCATGCTTTGGCCGACGCCGCGGAGGCGGCTGTTCTTGGTGCCGGCGATGTCGACGGATGGTCGCTGGTGTCGCTGCAGCTGATCCGGCGGCGGATTGTGCGCGATGTTTCGGGGCCTTGGGCGGCCGCGGTGGATTTTCGGGCGAGGCTGCTCGCCAACAACTGAACGATACAGAGGAGAGGCTTATGGCGGCGGAGCGCGGCAGTGCGTTTCTGTTGAAGATCGGCGATGGCGGCGTGACGCCCGCTTACGCGACGGTGGCGGGGCTGAAGACGACGCAATTATCGATCAACGGCGATCCTGTGGTGATTACCAACAAGGGCAGCGGCGGATGGCGTGAGCTGCTGTCGGGTGCTGGTGTGCGGTCGGTGTCGGTCGCGGCGAGCGGCATTTTCACGGGCAGCTCGGCAGAGGTGAAGGTCCGTGGCCTCGCGCTTGGCGGCGGGCTCGAGGATTATGAGCTAAGCTTCGAAAGTGGCGAGCGGATGCGTGGGCGCTTCCTTGTAACGCGGTTGGAATATGCCGGCGATTTCAACGGCGAGCGCAATTACACAATCGCACTGGAAAGCAGCGGCGAGGTCCTGTCGCTGTGAGCGGCGCGAACCCGCATCGCGGGGAGGCGAGCCTGGTCGTGGCGGGAGAGATGCTGGTCCTCCGCCCGTCGTTCAACGCGCTTGTGGCGGCGGAGCAGGAGCTTGGGCCGCTGTTCGGGCTGGTTGAACGCGCAGCGGACGGCGGGCTTAAGCTCGGCGAGATGGTGGCGTTATTCGACCATCTTAGCACAGGACGGCCGGCGGCGATTACCCGTGAGCGGATTGGCGAGGCGGTGGTCACGCGAGGGCTGGCGCAGGCAACGCCGGCTTTGCGCGTGGTGCTTGGGCAGATCCTCAGCGGCCAGTGACGGCAAGTTTCGGGGAGGCCGCGGTGCAGCTATGCGGCGCCGCTGCAACGCTGCTTGGCTGGAGGCCGAGCGAGTTCTGGGCGGCCACGCCGGCTGAGCTGGCGGCGGCGTTGGGGCAGATGGCACCGGACGCGGACGGGCCGGAGCGCGACGTAATCGACGCGCTGAAGCGGCGATTTCCGGACGAATAGAGAAAGCATGACATGGACGAGGAAATCGAGCGGCTTGTGGTGAGCGTCCGCGCGGACACCAGCGCGTTCGCGCGCGACGTGTCTGCAATGCGCGGCGAGCTTGAAGGGCCACTGGCGCAAGGTGCGGCGCGGGCCGGACGATTGGTCGAAGGCGCGCTGGCTCGGGCGATTACAAGCGGCAAGTTCGGGTTCGACGATCTCAAGCGTGTGGCGCTTTCGGCGATGGCCCAGATTGCGTCGGCTTCGGTACGGGCGCTGTTTAGCTCGTCGGGATCGGGCGGCGGTAATCCGCTGGGCGGGCTTGGCAGTATCGTTGCGTCGCTGATGGGGTCACCCGGACGAGCGACGGGAGGACCGGTTTCGGCAGGGCGCCCGTATGTTGTGGGCGAGCGCGGGCCTGAACTGTTCGTGCCTGGTGCAAACGGGCGGATCGAGACGCCGTCTTCGCGCGGCGGGCGCGATGTGCGTGTATCGATCAACGTGAATACGCCGACGCCGGAGAATGCGCAGGTGCTGCGGCAGTCTTCGCGGCAGGTGGCTCGAGCCGTGCGTTCGG